TCTCGATCGCATCCTTGTTGTTCAGCCCGTCGATGAGGGCGACGAACGCGCTGAACTCCTCGTACGGGTCCGAGAATCCGGCGTACTTCGGGTTGCTCGATACGTTCATCAGGATTTGCAGGTGCTGCAACGCGAGGTCCTTCGCGACGAGCTGCGTCGAGGCGATCGCCTTGGGCACCATGTCGAAGCCGGTTGTCTCGTCCGGCTGGTAGAGCTTGATCCACCACATCGCGCGTTCGCAGATCGGCTCGAACGCGTTGTCGTCCGCGTAGGCAGCAATCATCTTCTGGAAGATATTCGCGATGTTGGCCGCCATCACCATGCCGCTGGCAGGCATTTCCTCGCGGTTCGCGCCACCGTCCTCCATGATCTGACGGAACAACGTGTCGTCGTCCATCATGTCCAAGAAGAACTTCACCATCTGGAGGTTCCCCTCCACGTTCGTCGGTACGTTGACGGACGCGAAGAACTGCTCCAACGGCTGGCCTTGGTTCTCGACGGAGAACACGTTGAGGCCGGTCATGCGCCACTGCTCGCGGTTGGGCTGCACCTTGCCCTGCGAGACGAGCATGATCGGCGCAACGCCGGCCGCAGCGTTGGCGAGCATCGCCCGCACGCCGCCGTTGAGGCCGCGCTGGCTGGCGCGCGCGAGGTAGGGGTATCCGTAGCCGAAGATCGTGTCGTCGGCCTGCATGATCGTGAAGTTGTAGTAGTCGACCCGGAAATCGCGCTCCAGCGGGGTCAGCTTGAACTTGATGCACTTGCCATTGCAGCTCCACAGGTGCAGGAGCGGCATGTCCTCGTGCTCCCACTCGATGCCGAGGCAGTCGCGCAGGCGCTTGGGGTCGATGACCTTGTGCGTTTCGAGCACGGCATACACGTCGTCTACCGGCTCGCGCAGGTCGGTGTGCAGGTTGCGCCTGGTGACGGACGTGCGGAAGGCACCCTCCAACTTCGGGTCTTCCTCCTTGAGCAGCTCGTCGATCGTGCTGGCGATCGTGCGCGGGTAGCGCTTGAACTCGGCCAGCTCGCGGTTGGAGAGAATCTGTACCTCGTAGGTCGCACTCGACTGGCGCAGGCTCGGCGTCATGTCGTAGTAGAACCGCCACGGATCGACGCGGCAGAACTCGGCCTTGGGCAGCTCCTCGATGTTGAGCGAGCCGTCCGGGCCGAACGTGCGCTTGTACTTGGTGGTCGGATACGGCCCTTTGAGGATGCCGACGCCGATGCGCGCGCAGTCGAAGATGGCCTTGCGTGCCTCGGCTTGGAACTTGCAGTCGCGAAGGAGCTGGAACACCTTCTGCTGCATCTTCTCGGCCGCCTGCTTGCACGCCGCCTGCGCGGCTGACTTCGGGTCGGGCGGTGGCTGCGGCTGACCGTCGGGGCCGGGCTGCGGCTGTGGCATCGCCTGCGCGTAGCGCTGGACTTCCTCGGGCGACAGCTCGTCCGGCGGGTCCACGCGCATCGGGAAGTCGTTCGCCGGCAGGAGCATGTCGGCCAGACGAGCCGCGCAGTTGAGCGTCTTGCTGCGCGTGGCGTGAATCTGAATCTGCTGCGGGCCTGTCTTGCTGCTGTCGGCTGCATCTGCCGGGTAGGCCTTGCTGCCGTCGAGCCGATCCTCGCCCTTGAACTGGCGTTCGTCGTCGATCCAGCGGTCTTCGATCGGCTGCTTGGCCTTCACCGCGCGCTGCCAGTCCTCCTCCAGCTCCTTGGCGAGGAGATTGAGGCGCGATACCTGCTCGGCCACCAACGCATCGACGGCGGCGGACAGCTCGGGCGGTGCGTTGTCGCCCGCGGCCTGCATCTGCTGGCGCAGCGGGTCGAGCAGCGCGAGGTCGAGCGAGCGCGGGTCGCTGGCGGCAAGCGCCTGCAAGCCTTGGATGCTGAGGTCGTCCACTCTGTTTCTCTTTCTTTAGAGGATCGCGTCGGTGAGGGAAAGCGACTGCTGCGGCAGGCTGGCGTCGTAGGCGCGCATGTGGTGGTTGTTCGGCTTCCACCCCGGCGGACGCTGCTTGGCGTACTTCAAGCCCATCACGAGGTAACGCGTAGCCGCCATCAGGTCGTAGTGATGGTCCTGCGTGCGGTCCATGATCCGGCCCTTGTCGTCACGCGAGTACGTCGCGTACTCCTGCCGCCAGAGAGAGAGCGTGTCCAGCACGTAGAAGCGCGACCCCAGCATGCGGTCGTACACCTCGGCCAACCCCTCGGTGAGGTTCTTGTTGGCTTGGAAGCACGGATTGTGCAGCGCGTTCCGGTACTGCTCGAACACGCCCTTGCCGTCGGTGATGTTGGCGCCCGCGTAGTCGATCACGCACGGAATCCAGTCGCCGCGGCGGTGCACGACATCGACATGCACCGGCAGCGGTTGCAGATTCTTGCGGTACTCGGCGTACAGGTAGAGTGTGTCCGACTCCATGTCGACAGCACCCCACAGCATGCCCGTCGGGTCTTGGTAGCCGGGGTCGATCGCTGCAATGCGCGGCCAGCTGTCGGGAATCTCGAAGTGCGGGATGACGAACTCGCGCTCGTCGACCGGCCACACCTTGCCGCTGCCCAAGCGAGGAATGCCCTTGGTGCGCGCGTCGATTTCGTGCGGCAGGTAGGAGGCGATCGTCTCGGCACGGTCCTTGGCGGACAGGTGCGCGAGCGGAATGTCGTCCCAGCCAATGAACGTGTACCAATGCCCCGACGCTTCCGGGTCCGTCGGCTTGCCGTCGGCGAACTCGGGCAGCAGGTGCGCAATCAGCGGCGTAACGCCCTTGAGGGCCGTAAAGCCCGTCAGCACCAGCCCGCCGGTCGTGGCCGTACGGGTGACGGCTTCCGTGTAGATGCCCGCCTTGGGCTCCTCGTCCATCAGCGCGCAGTCGAGTGTCGCGGACTGGAAGCGCTCCTGCTCCATCGCGTAGGTCTTGAACTCGATCTGGCTGAACCCGCCGTGGGTCGAGCGGATAATCGCGCGCTCTGCGCAACCGTCCTTGCCCCAACTGACCGCCTCGATGTCCTCCGCCGCCACGAACGCACCCGGCTGCTCGCGCGTGCCGATCAGGTAGCGTTGCAACGAGTCACGCACCTGCGTCGCCGTGACGCCCGCAGCCCACGCCATGATGGGCTTGGCGAACACGCGCCCCCGCCACCAGTGCGGGTACTTGCCCGTCAGGAAGCAGGCGAGCGCGTAGCACCATCCGAGCGACTTGCCGACGCGGTTGGCGCCGAAGATGGTGCAGCGCTTGTAGCTACGCGTCGCCTCCATCGCCTCCATGTGGCGGGGGTAGTGGTACCGGGCGAACTCGCCGGAGTCGGCGAAGAACGTCTCCTTGAAGCCTTTGGCGAACGCTTGCGGTAGGCGCGAGAGGTCGAGCACGGTTACATGGCCTCGATCCAGCCGCCTTGGACGGTGAACGACACGAAAAAGTCGTTGAACACACTCACCGTGATGCCGACCGGCTGCGTTGGGTTGACGAGTGTGGCGGAGTTCGGGTCCAGCGTCGTCACGAACAGGCTTTGCTGATTGGTGGCGCCCGACAGCGGATTGCCACCGACCACGTTGCCTGCGTTGGCCGCCGTGTTCGTGAAGGTACGCTTCAACATGCCGCCCACGACGAGGCCCGCATTGCTGCCCTTGGACTTCGTGTAGGACGGCACTTGCGTTGTGAACTTCTGGTCCGATCCGGTGATGGCGCTGCCGGGCGTACTGAAGGTGACCTGTCCTTCGATTTCCCACGCAATGGGCTGGCCGGCGCCGGCTGGGATCTGCCAACCCGCGCCCACCGCTTGAATCTGCGTGGTCTGCGTGATGTTCACGAACGGCGAGAACACGCCCGGCAGGCCAACGCCGTTCAGCGCAGTCCCGTAGACGTGGAATCGGAACTGATTGCCGGCGCGCAGGACACCCGGCGGCACGGTGTAGCCGATGATGGGGTGTTCCGTGCTGTCGGCGGCATAGCTCGTGTACTGCGCCGTAGCCACCGTGGCCGCTCGGATGGACGCCACCTGCGCGATGGCGTTCTGTCCGTTCGGCAGGAGGCGTGAGCCTTGGAGCGCTGCGGAGTCTGCGGGGAGGAGCATCGTAAGCAGTGCCAGCGTACTCAGCATCACGGGGCCGGCGGCGTGTTGAGCATGACGGTGTCGATGCACGAGCCGAGACCTACGGTCGTACTGCCGCTCGCGGCCTGCTGGGCCCACTGGAGCTGGAGCACGCCCCCGTTGGCGACGTCCACCGTGCCGGTGATGATGACGTTCGTCCACGCGTTCGTCGTGCCGCCGTTGACAGCGCTGGAGAGCGCGGTGATCGGCGTGACGGCCGGGGCGACGCCCGTGAGGTAGTAGTAGGCCGCCATCGTGACGCTGGTGACAGTCAGGCCTTGATCGGCCACGAGCTGGAGTTTCAGGCCGCCCGCGGCGGTCATGCCCGGCGTGGCCATCGTGAAGGTGACGCGGTGACGTCCTGCGCCGTACAGCTCGGTCCAGAGCGTGTCGTCATTGACGAACGCGGTGCTGGCGCTGACGGTCTGCGCGGCGGTCTTGTACACGCCCATCGGGTAACCGAACGCCTGCTTGAGCGCGGTCACCTGCTTGGCGGGGAAGCACTGCTGGAGTGCGATTTCGATGTTGCGGATACGCTGACTCATTGCTGCATGTCCTCTTGTGGGCCGTTTGTTCTACTGACCATTTGGGTTGCCGCAGGAACGCGTGCGGCGCGCGTTTGTTACGTTCCTTGACGCGGCTTCGGGCTGTAGTCGACGCCCGTGCTGCCTACGGTCGCATTCAGGCGGATGATGTACAGCGCGCCTCCCTCCAGCACGATGCTGGGGACAGACGCGGTAAGCTGGATCGGCAGGAGCGTGGCATTGTCGATAGCCACCACGCGACCGTTCTGTGTCGTGGGGAGGAATACGTCCACGACCTCGACGCCCGCCAGCGGCGCGGTGACGTTGATCCAGACCTTGTCGAACTCGGTGGCGTCCAGCTGCACGAACCCGCTGCCAGCGGTTGTGGGGGCGATGAGGTTGGTAGGGGCGCTCATGTGGTCTCCTGTAGCCTCTTGAGCAGGTCGCTGGCCCACTGCACGAGCGTGGGGCGGTAGGTGGGGTGGCTGTTCGCCATCGTCACGAGCTGGTCGGCGATGGCCTGCGGGTCGGCGGTCGTCTGGATCGCGCCCGAGTGTTCGACTTCCTGCCGGTCACGCCACTTGGCGCGTTGGCGGTTCTTCAGCCAGAAGATTTGTGCGGTTGGGTGGGCGGGGATGTGCGTGCCGTCCGGCAGCGTGTACCCCATCGCCCGCTGGCGCAGGGAGCGCTCGACGTCGGCGTCGTACAGCTCTTTTTCCTTCTTGGTGTCGGAAAACGCGCTGTGCTGGTTCAGCCAGAGGTCGATGCTGGAGCGGTTGACGCCCAGTCCTTGGGCGCAGTCGTCGTCCGTGCCGCCCAGCTCGTAAATCTTTCGGGCAGCCGGGATCATCCATTCGGGGGCGTACTTGGTGGGACGGCCGATGGACTTTGGCTTTGGATCAGTCACAACGCTGCAATTCCTCGAGTTTCTGCACGGCCCTAACCAGATCGTCTAGCGCCTGCTGCACGCTAGAGTATGAACTCGTGCCTTCGTGCAATTTCACGGCGTAGGCGATAAGTTCGCTTGGCGTTATCCACGATGGAAGCTTTTCGTTCATGCCGTCCCCTCGCACTCTGCGATTTCCAGTAGCCATTTCTGGAACATGTCCCTGTCCTCCGCGTCGGTGTCCTTGAGGCCGACAACCTGTAGCCAGTCGAACGAGTTGGCGATGCAGACCGGCTGCATGGGGTCGTGCGCGGTGAGCACGTACGCGAGCAGCTTGCGCTCGATCGGCTTGTCCACGGCGCTTACACCCCGTCCTCGTGCTCGTCCCGCTCGGCGGGGCGGCTGAGCCAGTCGGCCAGCGCGAACAGGGCCAGCGCGATCGACACAGCGCCAGCGAGGATGCCTAGGTAGGCCATGTCAGCCTCCCTCCGGTTCCGTGTCGCCGGCCGGCGGGGCGTCGAGGTCCCACCCGTGCTCCATCGCGCGCTTCTCCAGACGCTTGACGCGCTGTTCGAGCGTGAGGTCTTCGTCCGCAGTACGCGGTGCGGTCTTGCTGTGCTTGGTGGACATGTCAGCCTCCTTGGATCGCGTCGTGCTGTGCCTGCGCGAACGCGTGCGCGGCCGCTTCCTCGTCCGGCGTCGGGTCGCGGTTCTCGTCGACGATCGTTTTGCAGAAGGCGACCCACTGCTGGACGAGCGCGTAGTCCTCGGCCGTCTCGGGCACGATGCGCAGGACGCCTTCCAGGACCATGCTGATAAGCTGGAGCGTGGCGGGGTTCACTTGCTGGCCTCCTTCGACGGCGTGAGGGACGCGAGGAAGGCAATCGCCGTCCGCGTCGCTGCCATGATCTTCTGCACTTCGGTGGCGTCCGGGCCGAGCGTCTTCAGCTCCGTTCGCGCCGCCTCCTTCATGTCCCACGCCTTGGCGTCGGCCGCCTTCAGGCGTTCGGCGATGTCCTGGCGCTTGCACGGGACGACGGTGAGTGGCGCGGTGCAGGTCGGGTAAGCGAGGTAGCGCGTGACCTCGTGCGCGGCGAGGCCGTAGGCGACATCCAGCTCGACGGCGGCGGTCGCGGCGCTGTTGGGCTTGGGGAGCGTGTTCGCGCAACCGCCGATGCAGATGAAGCCGGCGAGCGCGAGGGCGGTTAGCAGATTTCGCATACCGCCTCCAGCTTCGAGTAATCGCCGTACGTTACGGCCGAGGCGATGAAGTCGGCGACCTTGGCGAGATAGGTTTCCGAGGTATCGCGCTGCTCCTGCGTCATGGTCAGCGACGCCTGTTCGAGCTTGCCGATCGCGCTGCGGGCGGTGCCGCCATTTCCGATGATGACCGTGGACATTCAGGGTGCCTCCTTCTTGATGGTTGCGGAAATCTCTTGGATGCGCGTGCGGTAGATGTCGGACCACGCTTTCAGGTCGTGCAGGTCCGGGAGAATCATGATCGCCAGCAGAATCAGTCCAAGAAACGTGAAGAAACAGGCAGTTACAGCGGCAGCGCCCCAAGGGCCTAGGCCGGCTGTCTTATGGATGACGGTCTGTGTGTTGCCGTTCGCGCGAGCCTTGACCAGCTCGCGGAATTCCTCCATCGAGACGTCCACCTTCGCGCAGAGCTGGTTGACCATGTCAATGGCCAAATCCGCTCGCGTGGTGGAATCACCCTCGACGTCGTGTTTCGCCATTGCCGTCGCTCTTGAGGAACAGCAACGCCTCGTGCACCACGTCCATGCGGTTGGTAAGGCGGTCCAACGCGGCCGTCAACGTCTGCTGAGAGGCAGTCATGCCGCGCATCGTTTCGTCGTGGCGAGCATGGATGCCGGCATAGGTTTCCGCCATCGTCGCCACCTTCGATTCCAGCGACGCCAGACGGGTCGCTATCTCGACGGAAGCTTCCTTGGGCGTGCGGAACAGCCAACCGACGAACGCAAGCAGGATCGTCGCGCCGAGGGCGTACCAGCCTACATCCGGTGTCACGGCTTGCCGAGTCCCGGCTGGATGATGACGCGGGCGAGCATGCCGAGGAAGCCGGACGCGCCGGACATCCAGCGCAGGGCCGCATCGGCCCACGTCGGAAGGAGGTCGTGCACTTCCGGGTGCTCGGTCACGTAGGCCGCGCTGGAGCCGAGGATCAGCGCCAGCATCCACAAGCGCATGCTCCAGAGCTTCGTCCAGTCGCCGGCCTCGGGGACCAGCTTCACGTCAGGCGGGACAGGGAGGTTCATGCAGCAGGCTCCGTATCGGGCGTCTCGTACAGCCGTTTCTCCGCCTTCCGGCGGCGGGTGAGGCCGGGGACTTTCTGCCCTCCGGCGTGATCGTACAGCAGCAGCGCATCGCCCGGCGTGCTCTCGATCCCCCGCAGCGCCATCCCGAGCGAGCGATGCGTTTGCAGGATGCCGGTGCCGAGGTTGAAGCAGGCCGAGCACAGCGCGTCGAACTGGTTTTGCGTGAGCGGAATGCCCACGTTGTTCACCCCGACCTCGACCGGCGAGAGGTCGAAGCGCAATAGCTCCTCGGCCTGATGCTCGGTGATGTGGTCGTCTGGCTTCACATCGCCTACGTGCCCATAACCCACTGTCCAAGGCGCTCCGGAGAGCAGCCGGACAGGCTCCGGCAGGTCGGCAAGGATCGCCGAGGCTGGCTCCATGCCCCACCGCGTACGCACGCTCTGCGATTGCAGGGCGAGCGGGCTGGCGGGATCGGGGTACGCGTACAGCCGCAGGGCTTCCCAACCCTTGATGAACTGGAGGCCGTGTTCGCTGATGGTGCGGAACATGCGGACTCCGGTGGAAGGCCGCCGATCCTCCGGACCCTAGGAGGAGGAAGGGCCACTCGAACGGCGAGCCGGCGAGGCACGTAGCGGAGGGCGAAGGGGAGGTCCCCTCTGCTTTCCGTTCGGGAGGATCAGCGATGCGAAAACAAAAACGCCCGGTCCAAAGCGGATCGGGCGGGAGTGATGGAAGCTGGCGGCGAAACCTTCGGTGGCAGCTTCGTCGATAGGGTTTGCAGGCTACTCCTTTTCCTCCTTTTCGTCAACCGCCCCTGACTTCACGGCAAGCGCTTTCGCGGCGATCATGTATCGCACGGGATTGAACTTACGCAGCGATTCCGCTACCTCCGCCAACATGGCAGTCATGTCCATGTGGGTCCACTTGAGCTTGCGGCCCGTAACGCGGCCGAACACTTCAAAAACAGTCACTCCGAACAGCTTTATTTCCTCCTCGTCCATTTCGTACCACTCGCCGCGCGTGTGGAATACCTTGAGCCTTCGGAAGATCGAATACTCGATCGCCGTAGCGATAGCCTTTGATCCGGCCTGCGCGAAACATGCCTGTTGGATCGCATAAGGGCACTGCATGGCGATGTCGCGAATGCGCTTCGCCGGAACGCAGCTCCGGCCGAACTTCATCAGCACGCGACCCGTCGGGGTCTCGAAGAACGCGGCGTAGACGAACTCCATTTCGTCCTTTTTGCGGATTTCGTAGTGCAGGTCACGTGGATGGCGGCGCGTGCCCTCGGCGATGTCGCGTTGTTTCACTTCTCGTTCCTCCACTGCACGTTGTGTTCCGCCCCGAAGGCGAACAGTAGCTCGATCACCTCCGAGCACTCCGCCTCCGTCAACTGCCGACTACTGGCGCCGAGCACGACGAACCCGCCGTCGATGCCGGGAACGACCTTCTGCCCCTTGCGGAAGCTCGCGACGAACATGTGCCGCCAGTCGTCGCGGGAGAGGCGCTGCCCGTGCCAGACGACCTGCTTGGCCACATCCCCGCACATCGCATTTAGCCGGTCGTTCTGCGCACCGTTGCGCCTACGCGGGGCGTTCGCGCCGGAGCCGACGAGCACCTGCACCGCCCCCGCGTCGGCCACTGCGGACCGCACAGCGCGCTCCAGCGCCACCAGCCCGGCGCGCAGGGTGGCGGCGGTCAGAGTGAAGGAGGCGGCCACGACGGCTCCACGGCGCCTTGGTGAAGGTCAGAATTCGTCTGCTCGCGAAACTCCCAAGTCAGGTCTAGCGTGTTTATCACACGCCAGATTGACGAGAACGGGACACGACCTCCCATCCAAAGCCCGGCATCCTTTATGTCAGTCAATTCCTTCGCGTTCATTCCGGCACCTCCAACAGGACCACGCGACCGAACATCCCGCGCTCGCGCAGTTGTTCGATCATCCGGGCACATTCGGGACTCCACCGCTTGAGGCGGGCACGGTTGTTGGCGGCGACGGCCTCCTTGTCGATGTTCCGCCTGCGGCAGTCGGCTTGGATGCGCTCGATCGCCGAGAAGATCGGGGCGAGGTCGTCAGTCATCGTCGGTATCTCCCGCCAGTCGCGCCCTGATCCATCCATCCGGCTGCTGTAACCACAAAGGCATCCATACGTCTAGCCAAAGAAACGCGCGAATGACGTGACTCATGTCAACTTCGCGCTGGACGGCCATGCCGTCCAACTCGGTCGGGTGGCTCATGCGGTCCTCCGCCACGGGTACAGCCACGAGTCGCCATGCGGGACCATCGCTTCGCCGCGGTACGTGGAGCGCGCTGTGCAGCGCATCCAGTACTGGTACTGGATCGATTTGGCATGCGCCATCGGAATATCCCCGCGGCGGTTGGCGTCCGTCATGTCGCGGTACGCTTCCTCCGCCAACATCCGCGCCGTCTTCGGCAACTGGCCGCGGTGCGCGAGGTGGCGGACGCGGGCGGCGGTGAGTTCTACGTTGGTCATACAGACTCCCCTCTCGTTTTGGAACGCCAGTCGGTATCGTCCCATGCGCCTTTGCCCATGTTGCAATCGACGCACAGGACTTGCAGGTTGTTCGGGTCCAGCGACAGCTCGGGATGCGTGTAGCGTGGCTTGATGTGGTCGACGTGAAGCGGGTTGTCAGGCATTGCACGCGCTCCGCAGCATTGGCAGCATCCGTCCGCCCTGCGAAGGGCGAAGTACCGCACCTGACGCCACTCGCTCGATTCGTAGAATCCCTCGTCCTTACGGTAATCCGGGCTGCGCTTTGGCATCGGCGGTAAGTAGGCAGGACGAACCACCAAAGGCTTCCGAGGCGGCAGGTAGGTCTTTCGTGCTGCGTCCTTGATGGCCGATCGTTCAGCGTGATAGTCCATCCCGAGAAATGCAGCGTACGTCTTCAACTTCGACCCTTTGAAACCATGCGCTGCCAATGCTTCGGCGACCTGAGCGCACGTCGCTTTGTTGGGCAGGCCAAGTTTTCTACGCACTCCCTTGCGTAGCTGATTCTTCAACCTGTTCAACTGTTTTCTAGGAGTATTGGTCACTTGGCTTATACCCACTGATCCTTCGGTTCGACAAAGCCGAGCCTTCCCTCGGCCGGACAGGCTTTCGGGGTTCTCGGCTTCGGGTGATCCTTTCGGACAGACCGTAGCCCGGTGGCTTCTACTCTTTCGCTACCGCCACGCACGCCGGCAGCGCCGCTTTCTCGACC